CTGTTTCTTTTAATATACCTTCAAAACTTTTTAGAGAGCCATCTGAATTTTTTATGTTTACTCCTAAGTCTTTAAATATATCAGCTTGTGTTTTAAGACCTCTACCTGCATCACCTATTGATCTTGCAAATTTTTCTAAACCTTTTTGTGTTTGTTCTATAGTAGTTCCTGATTCTATAGCAGCTAATTGAAAAGCCTGTAATGTTTCAGTAGCAATACCAGTTCTTGATGCTGTCTTGCCCAAAGTATCAATATAATCAAATGATTTTTTAACTAATAAAGCTAAAGCACCAGCAGCAGCAACAGCAGCTAGACCAACACCACCAATAAGTTTAGCAGCACCTACAGCAGCACCACCAACTGACTTCAAGCTATTCTTAACTTTGTCAAAAGCAGCTTTAGTTTTGTTTACAGCAGTTAACTCAAACTTTATTTTTTTATTTGCCATTATTCCTTTGCCTTTCTTCTACTAATTCAAAGTATGCTATCCATCCTTGATATTCATGGATGCTAATTTGTTGTAACTCCGCTAAAGTCTTTCCTAGTTTTTCAGCTAGTGCATATTGCGAATATAAATTAACATCCTGTATTAGTTTTTTTTAACATCCTCAATCGGCTCTTGCCCCATAATTTGAGTTGCCACTTTTACTAATACTTCTTGATCTACATTATTTAATAAAGAACCTTTATCATCTAATGTAAATAATTTATCTCCATTTTCATCAAGTGCTTTATAGATAAGTACATAAGCCATCATCGTTAGATCATCATTCTTACTCATTTTATAAAGTTTAGAAGTTTCACTAAGCGTTAATGGCTTACTGTAAATTTCTAAAGGCTTATCTTCTTCACCCCATTCAGGCACTTTTATTACCTTTACATCTTGCTCTGCAAAATGCGTTTTAGCTCTCTCAATAGCTTTCATGGTTAGTAAGTAGTTGTTGTTAAACCACCAGTACCTTGAACAGTAATAGTAGATTCTACTAAACCATCAAATGATGATGTTATAGATTTACCAGTTACTATAGCAGTTCCAGTAAGTTTCACATCGCCACTAGCTGATCCTTCAGGTGCAAAGTTTAATGTTACAGATGATCCAACTGCTAATGCTACTTGTCCATTAGTATCAGCTTCATCATAAAGAACATCAACTGATCCACTAAAGTCTTTGATAGAAGCTAAGTATGATTTTGAAGAGTCTCCCATGCTGCTATCTTCAACAGTATCAATAGTTTCATCAATACTAAAACCTCTAATCTCGCCAATAGCATTAGAGCCTACTTGGACTGTTCCTTCCTTTCCTAAGTGTGTTGCCATTTTTATTCCTCGTTATGTTTAGAAGAAGATTTTGGTTTATCTTTCGATGGGGTTGCTTCTTCTTTCCAACCCTTTTCTTTAAAATACTCCACTTTATCAGGATGAGCATCTATAGAACTTTTACCATTTGGTGAAATCATTTTCATAATTGTTTCCTTTTCATTAACAAACTATAGTTTGTTGTTTATAAATATTAATTATACCGCTATATCAGGTCTTGTTTCATTGACATAGTAGTTAGTTAAAAATGTGAGAACAGCATAACTTAGCGGTTGTTCTCCCTCTGTATTATATTCTATACTTGTTGATTGTAAAAAACAGTCTTTTGCAAGTCCATTTAAAGTTGTATCAGCACTTATAGCTATCTCAATTTCTTTACAAATTTTATCAACTTCATCATCAAAGTTACTGGTTTGTTTTACATAAACCTCAACAATTAGCTCTAGTTCCCTACTCATAAGCCTATCTGTACTTATTACTAAAGGTTCTGAAGTTTCATTTTTAGTATAAATAACTAAAGCTGGTAAGTTTGTATTTTCTAAAGGATATATTCTTGTTTCAAAAACATTAGTACCAGTAGTCGTAAGATTGTTTAAAACTGTACCTGCTCTTTCTCTAATTTGTTGTCTTATATGATTAGCCATTATATTTCCTCTAACATCAATGCAGAAAAACCTGTACGATCTGATTGAATATTAACGACTGTATAATTTTGTGCTGCTTTTAGAGTATTACCATCAACATCTTTAATAGCAGACACATTTAAAGTATTACCAAATGCAATATTTGGAACATCTATAGTTCTGCAATATGCAATAGGTTTTAGTGCTTCAACACCAGTACCTTCAACCTGTTCAACATATTCATTATTTATAATTATATTTATAGTTGTTGATGAACCGCCTGATGTATAAGAAGCTGTTACCCCATGACCAAAATTTATATCTAAATAAGACAACATATCTTCTTCAGTTTCAAGCATATATTGAGACATTATGATTTCTCCAATACAACACTTATAAAGCCTGTATTGTCAGGTTCTATTGTTTTAATAAAAAAGGTTGTTTCAGGCGTAATTGTATTGCCTTTGTTTGTTGTTATTGCATTAACAACTAATTTATCACCTTGCGTAATATCAGGTGCATCAGTTGATTTTATTATTGCGGTAGGTTGAAAACCCTCAACTGATATAGATTCACCGCCAATGCTTATATAAGGTTGGTCTATAATTAAATTTAATAAAACTGAAGTACCACCATCATCTATAAATCCTAATAAACTATCTATAAAAGTAAAATTATCAAATAATTTACCTGTTTCAAAATAAGTGCCAGTAACACCATGACCTGTTGTAGCATCAAGGAAAGAAGAAAAATCTCTAGCACTCTCAATAGCCATTATTACTTACTTCTTTTTTTGACTTTTGTTTCTGATTTCTTTAAACCAACACTTCTATCACTTTCTTTTTTTGGTTTGCCTTTGTATTCTTCAGCTTTACCATAACCAACAAGTGATCTTCCTTCATCAATAGGAAGTTCTACCACATCACCTGCTTTCACTTTTTCTTTGTTAGCTACTGTATCTTGTAAAATTAAATATTTCATTTTTTCACCTTTTGTAAGATGGGTGGAAATTAATCCACCCATATTGTTAGTATTCAAAACCACTTAATTATGAAGCAGCACAGAAACTTACAGCGTGTCTAACAGCAGTATCAACTGACTGTAAAGCAACAACTCTTACTGTACCTGAAGTTGAATTGCTATATGGATCAACAACAATGTCTAATCCACCAAACATTCCAATTAATAGGTCGCTAAAGTTACCAAATACATAGTTGTTTGCAGTTAATTGTGGTGAAACAACAACTTTATAGCCATTTATTTCGCCATTAACGGCAACAAACTGAGCTGTATTGGTTGCTTTTTCTGTAGTTTTTAATGATCCATAGTTAGTTGGATGCACTATATAAGCCAAATCACCAAGTAAAGCATTATCAACTCTTACAGCAGTTTCCATTGAAACCATTTCTGCAAATGTTGGAGCAGCAGCACTAGAAAGTGATACTGAGTTAATGCCTGAAGTATTAGTAATACCAGTTGGATTACCTGAACTTCCTGATCCTTCTAAAGCACCATCATCAATAGCAATAGCCATAGATTGTGCTAAGTCATTTCTAATTAAGTTTTCAACATCTAGTGATCCTTGAATCATTAATTGTCTAGTAACATCTGTAAATGCTCCCAATGTTTTAGGAGAAAGACTTACATTACCTACTGTAAATTCTGACTCACCAGCAGCACCGCCTTCTGAACTAATAAATGCAGCAGTTGAAGCAGCAGTTTTTCTTGGGATTTTTACATCGCCACTTAGTCCATTAAGCATAGTTGCCATAGGCATTACAGCAGAGTTATTTCTTAGAACATCAATAAAGTCTCCACCTCTATAGTCTTCACCAATCAAATCACCATCAGAACCAGCAGATAAGTCTCTTTGATTCCAATTTCTCATAACTTCTTCAGGAAGCATTACGCCTTGTGCTGATTTCCCATAAGCTCTTTGAGCTGCTTCTGAACATTCAAATTCAAATTTTGCAGCTTCTTGTGCTTTTCTATCTGTAGGATTAGCCATAGCGTTAATAGCTCTCATTATGCTAAATCTTTGAGTTTCCTTTGCAGTTAATCCAATTTCTGAAGGAGTTTCTA